ATCCCCACGTTCTGACTAGAATCAATCGTGATCGCAGTGCTGGTGGCGTTATCGTCGATGCCTGTGGATGTGAAGGTGGTAAATGTTCCAGCCGCCGCGCTAGAACCGCCAATCGTTGTCCCGTCAATCGTGCCGCCATTAATGTCGGCAGAAGTGATCGTGACTGAGGCTATATTGCCAGATGCGTCAAGGTATACAGACTTGCCTGCGGCGTATGTGACAAACACAGACTTCGTGCCGGCGCCAAGGTTTACCGCAGACCCGGCATTACTGCTTGCCAGAATGGTCGTTCTGGTTAGCGTGTTACCGGCGCTTGCGTATGTGCCCAGTCCAACTTCCCAGTCGCTGTTCGTATCGTCAACAATCGCGTAATAAGTTGTATCACCATCAGACAGGGCCGCAGAAAACGCAATATAATTGGTTTCTGCTCCGGCAAGCGTTACCGCTCCCGTCCCCGTCGTCGTGGTGGTTTCCTTGACGCGGTCTTTAACGACCAGTGCCATTATTAGGCGATCCTGATAATAGCGTTGCTGGCGTCAGCGGTAGGGAATGTGATGGTGAAGTCGCCAGCACTGGATGACTTGTCAGATCCAAAATCCAAAACAACCACAGACGGATCGCCTGCCTGAGTGTCATTGTATATCAAGGCTCCGCGCGCGGTGATTGTTGCCGTGCTGAACGTAAGGTCGGCAAAGTCCGTAAACGCTGTTGTGCCAGACGTGGTCGGCGTGACATTGGTGAGCGCCGCGCCGCCGGCAGAGTAGCCAGTGCCCGATGCCTCGTTAGTCACGGTGTAAGCCGTAGTCGTAGCGTCAAGGGTCGCCGCGCTGGTATAAAGCGCCAACTTGAAAGTATTCCCCGTGCCGTTGGTGAAGTCGTGCTTTGCCTGAAGCAATTCTTGCTTGAACGACGTACACATTGCCTGCGTGATTGCCATTTAGATTCTCCTAATCATTTCAGCTAGATCTTTTTGCCCCGCGTCACACAAGGCGTTGTACACAGTGGTGCGGTCACTGCGTATCGCTTCCTTCATGTAGAAGACTAAAACCGCACGGATATTATTTCTGAATGCCTTTGCCTGATCCTTGACGGCAGGCATTGCGTCCTCAGAGACGTTTATTATCCTGTCGAGACATCGCTCCGCAACTTCCTCTGGAGAGAAACCTCGGCCTGATGTTGTGTGTACTCCGACAGTTCCTACTGACAAGTCAAGCATTAGGTTCTTGTCTTCCTAACTTCTCCCGAGCGATAGCTGTCCGTGGTGCTGTAGCCTTCGCCAAGCTCCTCCAGTCTAGCTATTGCGTCTTCGTACCGCATTGCGTAAACCTGCATAAGGTCATTGTCGCCCTTCAGGAAGGTGTACGCCTCGACCAGACACCCGTAAAGCAAGGTGCTCTCGGCATTCGTTCCGAGCCAGCTAGTGCCAGAGCCGGATGTTGTGATGGACTCCGGCTTGTGGAAATAATGCAGTTCCACGTCGTAGGATGCGTCTGGCGTCGGCCCTATAATAAATGAGGAGTCGGTAAAAATTCCGTAGTATTTGGGTGCGCCTTGGCTGGTGCCGTCTGGATACGCTTGACGTATAAAGTTTACGTCCTTAAAAATCAGGTACTCGTAGCCGTTGTTGTCTATCGCCATTGAGTATGGCGTCAGGAAGTCGCTTGGCATTGTCAGGTATTCGTTGCCCGACGTGAGCGTGCCCGTCACATTCTTCCGGAAGTCCGGCAACTGGCATCGCTTGAGTATTCTGTCCTCTGCCTGTTGGATGATTAGCGGTAGGTTGTTGACAAACGTGGTCTCGTTCGACTCGACGTAGTCCTGTATCGCCTGCTTTAGCGTGGTAAATGTGAATGCCATTAGGAAATCTCCACCGTTACACGCCCAACCACGCCTTCCATGTCAAGCCCCACAGTGCGACTGCCAAGAGCAGTGTCGCCACCACCAACGGGGTTCCAAGCAAATAGGCGCCTGCTTTCGTCAAGTCCATTATCAGGGCGGGGAAAGCGCAGAGCTTGCGGGTCGCTTGCATTCACATCTCCTAGCTTTAACTGGGGCTGGTCTTGGTCAACCACGTCCCTACCAACAAGGAGGCCGTTCCAGCGGCCATCCTCTATCTGGCGCACAAGGTCTCTCAGCGGGTAACGGAAGCCAGTGCGATCACAGTACCCAAAAGCATGCTTGCCTTTTGCATAGCTACTCATAGATCGTTATACCCGCCCGGAGCAACGTACAACGCCGCCTTTTCCCGAGACGCATCTGCCGCCAACTCCCACTGCTCCTCGTAGACCTGCTTGAGTAGCGGGATCATCTGGGCAGACTCTGGGCGCTTGCTGGCGACTTGATACGCCAAGCCAGCCACAAGGCACGGAAGATATCTTGCCGGCACATCCATGTTGTTGGACGCCGGACTTCCGCTGTCCTCGACGCGCTCCATGTAGTAGTACGCAAAGGTGTAGCTGGTAGTTGCATCTGGAACGGGCCAGACGTGAACCGTAATCCCAGTCGGCTTCCTTTCTACATAATACTGGAGCGGGCGCCCTTGAGTGAGCTTGTTCGTCTGGTGGGCATACTGGCTGACCGATATGCGTTGCATGGTCAGATCCGTTTGTAGCGACGAGTTGCCAGCGTCCGTGCGTAGCAACCCCTCGACTATATCTAACTGGTTAGATGGAAGGTCGTATGACGACGTTCCTGCGACAAGAGCCAGCGTGGTGTCCCGTACTGTCCAGAGATTAAGACCCCGGTTTTGCCACTCAAGCATGAGCAGATCAAGACTGCGGCGAGCAGTTTTGTAATCGTACCCGCTTCTAAGCGCAAGCCCAGCACGCTCGTATGCCTCCTCCATGATGTCTGACAAATCAAGGGTGAAGCTGGTTGTTCCGCTTGTAGCCATTTATACGACCCGCCCTCTCGTTCTGCCGCGCTTTGCAATACCATTCATACACTTGGCCTTCGGTAGCGCCCCGCCAGATGCCTTCTTGTTGACGCCAGCCTCTGATAAGGCGATAGCAATAGCCTGTTTCTTGTCTGTAACCTTCCTGCCTGAGCCGCCGGACTTTAGCTTGCCGGACTTAAACTCACCCATCACCTTGCTGACCTTTTTGTTTTTCTTGCGGGAGCTAGGTGCATTTGCTGTTTGCTTAGCCATCTGCGCTCTACTGATCGCCATTGCGCTCCTCCTCAAGACGAACAAGCCGTTCAACCCATGCGTCAACCCGAACCGACAGTCGATCAACGTCAGGCTGAGCGCGGCTTGGCGCCTCTTTTAGCTCTTCCAGCCTACGCTCTAGGCTCTCTATCAGCATATCCTGCCTAGCGTCGGCGGGTAACGCGCCAAGCTCTCCGCGAGGCCACAGTATTCTGAACTCGGTGTTCATGTCGATAATCATCTGATTCTTCAGCATCTCCCTTTCGATGCCTTGAATGCGAGACACGATGCTGAAGTAAGCGGACGTTGCTATTACAACCCCCACGACGATAGACACCAGATTTCGCAAAGGAATCGTTACCTCTGTACCGTCGTTGATCTGCGGCGCCATTACCACTTAGCCTTATCAGCCCAGTACGCGGCAGACATCTTCCCTTTTTTAATGTTTTTCGCATGACGCGCCTTAAACGACTTGCGCTTCGCTTTCATGCGCTTTGACTCTCCAGCTTTCGGCTTGCCTGCTGTTTTTGCGCCTTGCTCACCAAAACGTATCACCTTTTCCCTGCCGCCCTCGCACGCCTTCACGACGTGGGACTTCTTCGGGTGATTTGGCGTTCTTCTCGGCTTGTTGCAGGCCATCGCCTTTTTGTCTACGCGACCGCCGCTCTTGTAATAAAGACGCATTACTTCCTATGCCTCGCGGTTTTTTTCGCCACCTTCTTGGGTTGCGAGGAATGCTGTTTGCCTTTTTTGGTGTCAGCCCGCTTCTTGCGGGTAGTGGCGGCGTACTCGCGCGAGGATAGCGATTTGATTGCCTTTTCAGGCAGATATCGTTCTCCTGTAGCTTTCGACCCTTGAGTGCTAGGCTTGCCCGACTTGGTTCGCCATTTCTGCTTGGTCCACTTCTTGAGGGACTTCTGCGACTTCTTCAGCGCCATCAGTCTTTATACCCGCCGCCTGCCGACTTGTACTGCTTGGCAAGCATCTGCGCTTTTCTTGCGCTCCACTGTCCGGGTTTTCCGCCCTTGCCGCCAGCTTTGATCTTGTTAAACAGGCGCTTACGCAACGACGGCTTCGTGTAGTTTCCGGCCTCGTTTACGCGAGACTTAGTCTTTCCGCCAGCCTTGTAGTAAAGGCGCATTAGCCGTACTGCTTAACAACTTTGAGCACAACGGTGTAAACGTCGCCAACGCCTGCGCCTACCGTGGTGAATGCGATGTCGCCCGTAACGCCCGCTCCGGCGTTATTCGGAATGCCGTTGAAGTCGGAAAAGTCCACTGTGTCTGAATAGTCAGCAGGAATTTCCCACGCCAAAACATCTGCTGTGGCGTCAAAGAAAATCTTAATTCCCATTCCGATGGTAGAGTAACGGATTGACTCAATGCTAACGCTGGTGCATGCGGCCTTGCTCACCGGGTCGGCGCTTAACGCAGAGACATCGACCTTAACAACAGCCGACTCCCCTGTCCCGTCGCTGACGTTGGTAAACTTGAGGATTGCATGGCGGGCGCCATCTTGAATAGTTTGGCTTGTAACTGCGTCAGCCATTTTAATCTCCTAAAGAAAAGGGGCCGAAGCCCCCTGTATTAGCTCAGGTTTCGATTCTGGAGATACAGAACGGTTACAGTAGCCGCGCCTGCGGTAGCCGCAGTACCCGTCTGATTGTAAGTGATGGTCACGTCTACGTCGGTGGTACCGATGTCAACAAGATTGCCAAGCTGGCTAGCATCAGAGGTTGCCAGCAGACGAGCCGCAGAGCTTACGTCCAGTGCATCTGCATACTTGTCAGCAGTAGTGCCGTCGCCAATATCAAACGTGTTGGTGGTCGCCGCGTCAAAAGGGGTGGTGACATCCACGCTAACCTGCCAAAGCTGGCTGTTGGCGGGCACAGTAGCAACAACAGTTTCGGTGCCGTCAGCGCCAAAAACAACATTTGCGCTTTGCGCCATCAGCACGAAGCCAACATTTGCCTTGTCTGTACCAACAGTCGTTCCGGTGGTGTCTTTGATGGTTCCGGCCTTAATAGGCCCAGAAAAAGTAGTAGTACCCATGAGAGTCTCCTGTCTGGGTGAGTCTAATGTTCCATGTGGAACAATTAGTCAGGAAAAGAAAAGGGGGCCGAAGCCCCCTGTGTTATTAGGACGTGCCGGGAGATCCGTAGATGCCCAGAGGATCGGATACGCCGAAGCTGTATCGCTCGCGAGCCTTGTACCGGACGTTGCCGGTGTCAAAGTCGCCGTCCATTGAAGTTTCCAGCGCGGTGCGCGAGAAGTGCTTCATGCCGTTCGGTACATCGGTAATGATGAAGAAGGCGTTGGTATCAGTCAGGAAGTGATTGACTGAGTAGCCTTCTGGAATCGAACCGTTGTTGCGAAGGGCGTTGATGTCGTTGTCAGCCGTGCCAACTCGACCTTCAGTTTCAAGCAAGCGAGTTGCTACAAACTGAAGCGCGGGTGGAACGATCAGACGACGAGGACGTGCCGCGATCAGCAGACCACGCTCGTCGGTAAATGCGGCGATGTTAATCACAGCATCTTCCAGCGAGGTCTCGTTCAGATCAGCCGCAACGGTAGGACGGTTGGCGTTAGTGCCACCGTTTACCAGCGGGTGAGCCGTGCTGAACAGCGTTACGCCGTCACCAGAGTTGTAAGACGTAAAGCCGTCGTTAAGCGGGTTGGCCGCTTTAACCTGCTTGGTGTGAGCCATAGCCCGAGCCAGCGCCTTGGTATAACGAGCAGACAAAGAGTCATACAGGTTATCTTCCATAGCTTCTTCAGTGATAGAGAAGCCAAGGGCGATGGTTTCGTGGTTATAGCGAGCAGTGAAAGACTCCTGTGCAGAGTCGTAGCTGATGGCGGCGCCTTCAGCCTTGACCGGTGCCGCACCGAATCCAGACAGCTTCACCTCTTCTTCAAACGAACGCTCAGATGATTCAGTTTCGTAAATCATCGTGTGCTCGTCATCGTACCGCTCATACTCCAGACCGAACAAAGCGTTCAGGCCGGGGAGCAGTTCTTTCAGCATTTGTGCGCGTGAAATAGCCATTTCCTAAGTCTCCTTAAACGCCAAGTGCCGTATCGTAAGCATGGCTTCCGGGCAACCAAGTCACAATACAATCGGTGAACGAGTCACCTACTGCGCTGGTCGGCCCGTCAACAAAGTCAACGATGCGGAGTGGGAACGTATTGGTAGTAGCAATAGAGGATGCGTCCAGCGCATTCTTACTGCGACCGATTGAGGTTGACCCAGCAGTGCTGATAGCTTGGACGTTATTACCCAGACCAGTCTGAGCAATAGATCCGTCGCCTTGCATCTGGAATACCAGCTTAGGATCATCCACGATGTAAGCAACCGCATCAGACGCTACCGTACCGGCAGGCCATTGCTGGTTAAAGGTCTTTTGACCAGTGCTGGGGTCGGTGTAAGCACAGCCGACAAAAATGCCAACAGTGCCCGCAACAACGGCAGTCGTGATGTCCGACTTTTCCGCTGTTCCTGCCGCAACCAGCTTTGCAAAGTCACCATAGAAGATAGCCGTGTTATAACCAGAGGCGATCTTAATATGGCGCACTTTCCCGGTGAAAGAACCAGAAGCACTGAGCGTGCCGACAGGTTCCGCACCCATTGGAGTAGCTGTAGTAGCCATTTATCTCTCCTTAAAGGATTGTAGCTAACGAAGCCGCTCCGTTTTACGGGAGTCAGCTTCGACCAAAGGTTGTCCGAGTAGACCGCTCTGGGTTCAGAACGGGCATTCGGGGGTCGTTTTGCTTGAGGAAGTTGTTGTCCACGGATTCCATTTGACTTGCCGCCATTCTCTGGAAGTGCTCTTCGCGGGCGCGCATCTTCTCCTCGGGCGCCTTGCACAACAGCAAGCCTCCGATTTCGATGTTGCCCTCAAATCGCGAGTCAATGTCAGACATGACACTCAGTTCTGGATGGTCTTCCGCTCTCACGGGAGTCCAACCTTCTCTGAACTTTTGAGAAACGTTGGTGTTGTCAGCGTGCCCCAATGTGCTGGTGCGTACCCAACGAAATACCCAGCCGTCTTGCGGATCTGGCGTTGGTAGTACGGAAGCAGGCTTCCAAGAGTCCGATGGACGTTGTTCAACTTCTCGGGCTTCAGCCGCCCGCGTGGTGCGCTCTTCTGCCATTACTGATTCTCCTTGAGTATCTGGTTGGCATACTGTTCTACAGTAAGCCCAAGCCGCTTTGCGAGGGCGACTTGAGTTCGACTCAGCCTCACTTTGCGTGGCTTAGCGCCGTTATTCCTTGCGGAAGGCGCCACCACCACGGATGGACTACGGGGGGTCGAGGAGGACCGATTGTCCGAGTCGGAGTATTCTCCCCCGAAGTATTCTGGAAACTTGTTCCGCACTCTTGCATTTAGCGTCTCGTAGTATTCGTCGGAAT